TTTCAAGAATTATATTATTCCCAACAACATTTTCAATATTATAATAAAATCCTGTTGATAAAATGTAAACTTTCCAATTGCTTGTAGCATATCCATTTTGCACATCCCACAAAGTAGTAATTGGATACATGACAAAATGATATGTTGAATCAGATAAATTATACAAATTATCTCGATATATGTCAAAATTTGCTGAACTGAACACAATGTTAGAAAGTCTGAATGTAAAATCTGATGTGTTAATTAATTCTGAAACTGAACCTGAAGCAATTTTTGCAGTATTGCCAGAAGCATTTGATACTGTATATTCGCCCGAATTCACATGAGGAGCCAGTACTTCAAGCAATGTATCTGCTGAATCATCATCTAAACCTACATCATCAAGATTGTAAAGCGGTGAAAACAACCTTATTTCCTCGTTATATGCTGTTGTGGTGCCTGAATCTTCCAAACTTTGAGTAGCCAAAACATTTCTGGCTACTTTGTTTGCATATAGTCCTAGTATCATGTTTCTATTAAATACTGAATTTGCTTGACCACTTATTGTATTTTCAAATCCAAAGTACTGAATAAGGCATTGAATCGTTTCAATTGGTGGCACTATGATATCATCGAAATATCCATTGAAACGCAAGGTGTGAAGAATTGCATGAAATGGTATAAATTGTTCAATTATTTCTTGTGATTCAACAAGTCTAGTATTTGACAAATCTTGAATCAAGAGATCAATATTAAAATAGGAACTTATGGTATTTCTGCAAGGCTCAACATAATTTTTATCTATATCTTTTGGATCAAAACTATCTCTTAATGATCCATTGTACTCATCCATGTTATAAGCTTGTTCACTATATGGAAATTCTGTTCGTGTTTTTCCAAATTTTATTGGATCATAAAAAGGGTTTTTGACCTTAACAATGCTGTCAAACATCGCATCTGTTTCTTCAATAACATGTGTGTTCCAGTCTTTTTTCGGAAATTCAAAAGTTCTGTCATCTCTAACATCCGCTAAAGGCAAATTCATTATGTAATTATGTATTTGAATCTGTGTTTCACTTGTAAACTCTTTAATTTGATAAGTAATTTTAATTCTATCTCCTGCTACTAAATTATTTCCTTTCCATACGATAAATGATTGTCCACCACCACTTGCTATTTCTATATTTGATAAAGGTATTGTTGAATATGAATTTGTATTGTTTTCAAACTGGAGATTAAAATAAGAATCATTTACTGGTAACGATACTTTAGCTAATTGCCATGTTGTGGACCCCATATAAGCGAATGATTCAGTATATGTGTAGTCAGTTCCAACAAACCAAAGTTGAGAAAAATTCAATATGCTGATTCCAGCATCATTGAGAGCTTCTTTTAGACCTTGATATGTACCTTTTTTCTTGTTTAATGGAATTGCTTTCTTTATTTGTTTGCGCCATTGAGTTGGATCAGTACTTCTTAACACAACATTAAACATACTTGCAAGATAAACAAGCAATTGTTCTTGTATAATATTTGCATCATATAAATCAATTATTTGATTTGCTAAATTTTCTAATGAAGTAAAACCCTTGGCAACACTTTTATTAAGCAAATCTAAAATTTCTGGTCCAACATCAACAGCAGAATATCTCTGTTTGTACATTTCTGGTAAATATTTTGTCAATAGATCATAGTATTTGTTTTCTGGTGTTCTATGAGTTGGGTTACTTGTGGTTGCAGCGATATCAGATTCAAGATAAAATTTAAGATGGGCACTTATTGTATCACCAGCTAAGTTTGGTTTCCATTTGTAACAAATAAAATAATCACCTTCTCTTACATTAATTGCATCCCAATAAAATACAAATCTACAAAATGAAAATTTGTCATCTGCAACAGGTGCAACTATTGGAAACTGAATACTATTATTATTTAGCCATAATGGATATGAAACACTACCTTGTTGAAAAACAACTTGTGACCTTATGTAATAAAAATTAGTTTTTACTTGTGAACTCAAAAAGTTCTTTTTTGCATCACTTGCTAATTGCAAATTTTCTTCAGTTGGATTTTCACATGCATTATTATTTAATTCATAATATGTAGCTTCCAGATCTTTTTGCGATGTAATACTCTCATATTCATTAATGTTTTGATTAGCAAAATCTCTTTCCACATAATAAATCGATATATCTACAAACGAATATGGATTTTGTGTAAAACAATCATTTGCATCTGGAGTAAATAAAATAAACTCCACACGATCATTAACCTTTGGATTATCATCATATCTTTTGATCATTATATTACTCGTATGTAAAGTTTACTTGAATATTTTCAGGTCTTATAATTTCAAAATATCTTGCAACAACTTGTTTGCCGCCATTTTGAGGATTTGTTGTAACAAAGTTAATTTCATATCGTTTGGGCTGTTGCATATCGGAAAGTGTTTTTACGATATCAATGTCTCTTAAAATTTGTCCATAATCCCAATTACTTAATTGAAAAAATGCAAGAACTCTATTGGTGATTTGAGTTTTAATTTCATCTTGAAATTTTTTGTAATATTTATCTAATACGACATTTACAGCAATATCAACATAAATTATTTCGCCATCTTTTACAACAATATAATCTGTCAACATTTTTTGTTGGTCAATATACTCTTGAAATTCATATTTGAATTGAGAATTTGCTTTGGCTAAATTGTAATTATCTTCTTTCACAAGAATGTACATTTCTATAATATTTGCCGAACATCCACTATGTCTCAATACCGCATTTGCTTTTCCCATTATTCCGTTATATGGTGTGGCAAACAAATTTGCAAAATTTTTGTAATCAGAACCGCTAACACATCGATTTTGAGTTTGAGCATAGACTGGCAGTTTGTATCTGATATCATCAATTGTGTCCCCAGCATATCCAAATTCACCTTTTGTGTAATTCGTAAGATTTATAACAGCATTAAAAATTTGTCCATCAATAGGAACCAACGCCTCTGCTGTTGCGTAATTGCTAACTATATTTCCAGATGTGCCGCCACCTACTCGATATACTGCTTTAATGTTTGATCCAACACTAGGAATATACCCCGCTCTATTGCTTCCAAAAATAATAAAAACACTATAATCAGCAGTAAATTCAATTCGATATTCTAGTCTGGCTTCTGAATCGGTGAAAAATTTAACTTGTTCCCATTGTGTGCCATCTACATACACTCTTATAGAATCAAGAAGTACTGGATTAAATGACAAAAGAAACGATTGATTTGCTCCTCCAGCAGATGTAAAAAATTCAGTATATGTCCTGCCTTGAATTCCCACAATATTGGTGTTTATAAGTTCTCCTGCTGGAATAACAATGTCTTCATCAAAAATTGGTCTATTAAGCGGATCTGCTGAAAATAATTCAATTGTTGTGGAGACTTCTCCATTTACAATGTCAACTACATATGGAGTTTGAATTCTTAAATCAACTAAAAATGTATTTGGTATTCTGGCACTCCATAATGATTTACCAGCTACTGGTGGTGTTGGTTCAAATCCAACTAATTGCGCCAATCTAAATGCATTACTCAATTCTGTTACTGTGTCAATAAATACTTCATTTGCAATTTGATCAATTTTGAATGAAAGTGTATCAGCAATAAATGCCCAATTTTCAATAAGCATTATACCGAGACTTGATTCTACAAAATCATTGAATTTGTCGCCAAAATTTTCTTGTATGTAATTGACAAGTCTGGTCTTCATAGACCAAAAGTCTTGATTTGTATAATTTAAAGAAAACACTTGGGGCTTGGATGTACTTGCTCCAATTTTATATGGTGTAAGATCAAAAGGACACTTTTCCATTATACCCCCTCAAATGGAACTGCTAAAACAAGTTCCTGAATTGCATCAATTCTTTCTGGATTTATATAGTTAATTTTAACTAATATACCACGATCATCATTATTTGTTGTAAATGTTACGGGATCTTTTTGTGATAAAACATTTACATCAACAGATTTGATTGTAATTCTTGGCTCCCATGTTTCAATAGCATTTAGAATATCATTCCTTATAGAATCTCGTACAGAATCAATATTTTGTTCAAAAAAATATTTTCTCAAAGGCGTACCAAAAAGAGGAAGCATGACTCTATCACCGGGATTTGTTAAAATTAACTGTATCAAATCCCCTTTAATATTGTTGACACCTTTTTGAGAATAAAAATATCCTAAAGGGTTTTCTGTAATTGGAAATTGGAAACCATATAATTCCATATGTACTCCTATCTGCAACCCGCTGGACTAAGTCCAGTAATTTTAAGTTTGTCAAGAGGAACTTGTCTTTGTATAAGTCTTAGTCCACCCTTACCATCTGGAACTTCATCATTAACCCACGACTCACCACCAATTCCAAGACCTTCTGGCATAATAAGTGATCCCAAACTTACACCTTGAGCATATTGGCTACATGAAGCATATACTCTATCGCTTACTTTTAGACAGCCATTTTGAAAAACAATTACTGGCGCAATACCCGGTCCTTTTTCTTCGATGTTCGTCTTAACTGATTGATCAATAATTTGATCAATTTGATTACTACCTGTATCAACAAAATTGACTTGTGGTTGTCTGAATACTGCGTAATCTTGTCCAGCCAATAAGTAAATCGGGCCATTTGACTGCATTGCTAAAACTTTATTTGATCTGATATAATGTTCTTCATTTGTAAAATCGAGCCGTTTGTTTTCTGAAAAATTAACAGTACTTTTTCTACTCAATACAAATGTGTTTCTAATGCTTTCTACGACATAATCTCCTCCAGCACGAAGTCTTAAATATCCACTTGTTTCATTTTCTTGCATTTCAAATAAGTGAAAACCATCAGGATTATTTTTTTGCGGTGCATAAATTTTAATTGACTGTGCAACAGCTTTTTCTTGCGAATTAAAGTCAGACATTTGAATAGTCAAACCATATCCAGTCTGAATTGTTATAGACGCATCTGTAGCTTTTGCTTGTGGTTCCGCTCCGTCTTTTCTCGGCTCATACTGTCTGCTATTACCCTTGTCACTCATAAAAATTCGGTTATTGCTTGTTGATTTAAGCAAAATCCCTTGTTCCGGTGCAGCTAATCCATCGTATGCTTCGCCTTCAACAGCGTCACACAAAAATACTTCATTGCCTAATGCTGATTTCAACTTAATTCCATTTTTCTCACTTCTTACTTGATTTCCTTGTGGTCTTTCTAAGTCGTTCAATTCAATTATATGACCAGTCGTGGATTTCCAATAAGTTCGACCATAAAACTTATCGTTGCAACCAAAATCAAATGGATCTAATCCTCTTTTCCAACTCATTCCACCTCTCGGCTCTGCAACGCTGTCATCCATGACAAAAGTATGACCAGATATTGACATAATTTGTATACCAGACTGTGGCAAATCAGCTTTGTTATTTTGTGGAGTCTGTGGACCTTTATATGGTCTACATTCATTTTTATTTTTAAAAAATGGATTGGTTCCAACTTGTGTGTTTGGATCTACTTGTGATTCTGGTTTTCCACCAATTATGGAATCACTATCACATTCTGTTTTTTCCTTAGCGGCCATACCAGCAGCTAATGAAAATTCCAAAGCTGCAATATCAATGTCAACAGGTTCTGGTTCAAACCCTGATTCGCTATTGTTGAACCTTGTTACATCTAAATCACTATCAGGAGGAGGATTAGGCACTCCTTTTACGCAACTTGTATCTCCAAATCGACTATCGCTAGCTTGGCATTGAGGATGTGCCCATTGACCAGCATAATGTAAATGATCATCTTTCATGCATATCCAATTACCATTCCCAGACATTATTTCTAATCTTTTCCATTTACGATTGCAATCAGCATCTCCATCAACCATTTTAACCATATGTTTTTCAGGAGTTTTAAATCCGTAAATATTTGGATATGTTTGTCTAAGAATTGCACTTGGATCTCTATCAATATTTGTTAATGAATCAATATCGTATCCATTGTAACTTTCTGTATTCCACGGAGGCAATACTTGTGAACCATCATCAGGCCCACAAAGATATCCATTTCTTATATTTTCATTTTGGTATAAGTAATTAAATTCTGGAACAGGAACACCATAATCGTTGGTGTCTTCTGGGCCTCTGGTCCTCGTCCATGTTGTTCCAATGTAAAAAGCAGATCCATTCAATCCATTTTCATAAACAATAAATACCTTTGAACCAGCAGGAGGAACCCATGAAACACCTGAATCATCGAATCCTCCAAAAGAAGATATTGGAGAGGCCCAAGGCAAAGCATCAATATCTTCTGTACCTTCGTCCAAAATCGGAGTATAAAATTGTATTCTATTTTGCTTCCAAATATCAAAAGTTGAAATAACAATTGCTGAATATACGCCAAATCTTAATGATGGCTTTGTGTTTGCTTTCGCCTTCAAGTCAATAGTATTCAGAATTAATTCACTAATTTCATTTTCTAGACTTTGAATTCGACTTTCAAGCGTTTGAATATCTTGTTTCTTTCCCATTAAATTATCTCCAATACTATATTTTAGTTTGCGCTGCTGTTTCCTTGTTTCTTTTCATCACCGGGCACAACTACTATTTTCAGTTTTGTTTCCCATTTTCCTTCACTTAAGTTATGTTCAATTTCTTGAACTTTACAGGATGCTTTTGATAACAAAGGATTTGTTACAGGTCTTGCTAACCAATATGCACTTACCGCTGCTTGTTCAGCTTCAAATTCTTGTCTTAGCGCAAATGGATTTACAAACACGATTGATACTTCACAAATTTGAGTTTGGTGAGGCCACACCAATCTTGGATCACCTTGAATTGTTAAATCTGCTGTAACCGCTCCAATCGTGGGCATAATAGATTTGGCTGCTTCAATTGTTGCCCTTGCATTTTTTGCAATTTCTTTTGAAAGTTCTTTCGGAGATTTTGAGTTAAGCTGGTTATCTCTAACTGATGTTTGAGTTACAACTGTTGCACCTTGTTGTGCTTGTGGATCATTATTGTTACAACTTGGTATTTTTACCGCTCTGCTTCTCGTTGATCCTGATGCCACAGCACCTGAATTGTTTGTTGGTGTAGCATTAATTTCAATTTTTGGACTAAATGAAATTACCGGACTTATATCGCCGCCGTTAATTACATAAGTTCCCAAGTAATTTCCTTGTCTCCCACTTGGACATCCATATCTTTGGGCACGATTACTTAGACAGTTATCAAACGAACCCTCAACCAAAAATAAAGTTTGAGATTCATCTGCAACATTATAAAACATAAATACGCCTTTACTTCTATCTGTAACGACGAAATCTAAATTTTTTCTAATTGCACTTTCTGGTATATCGTTGTAACCGGGATACACTCCTCTAGGCCCATTTGGCCCGCCATTTTCAAAATTTGCATCACTCCAAGTTCCATCAGGATTTTTCCTAACTAATCTTGTTTTCTGTATTTCTGCTGGATTCTTACAGTCACCAGATAAATGTTTTGATGCAGCATCCATCAATGTGACTTTTTGTCTTTGTTTTCCATATGTTCTAGATGCTGATCTTCTGTTATTTTTCAAGTCTGCACCTTTTAATTCAACTTTATATTTCCAAATTCCACCTTCATAGTTGACATCAATTTTTGCTAAAATAAAATATAGATACGGCCCTGTTCTTGATGGGAATGATCCTCCATTTGCAAAAGTGTTTGAATAAACAGTAGTAACACCAGAACTACCCGTAAATATCCAACCAAAATCAAGTGCAACCATTAGGTTGCTAGGTGCGCCACGCCTCGGACTGCCTGTTCCCGGCAAACAACCATTTGTGAATAAGCTACTATAAAAGTTTACGAAATCATTACCAGAGGAATCAACTATGTCTACTGTTGCAGTACCGCTTTGGTTGACTTGATAAGTCATGGACTTGATACTTGCTGATCTGTTCTCCCCAGCTAAATTTCCTGTTGTAATTGCATATGCGTATCTTTTTCGTCTGCCTCTAGTGTTCGGATCTTGAAAACGCATGATGATGTATGGAGCATAGCTTTCAAACTGAATGGAAGGATTAATCCCACTACTTCCGGTTGATGGAAGCGGTTTTCTTATATTTCCGCAAAAAGGGAAATTTGGTGTTGGACCAAAAGTTGGATCAACCAAATATCTAGGAGTTGTTACTGCCATTATCCAAACACCTGATCTGGAATTCTTATTGTTCTTCCCGCAACAAAATCTTTTATATCATAAATTTGATTTGCTTCCATAATGAGCCACCAATTGTCTGGATATCCATAAACTTTATTTGATACAAGATCTGGTCTAAATGCATATCCTTCAGGAATAACAGTATATTTATCAAATTGTGTTGTTCTATTTACTCTTTTATATGTCGTAAATGTAACTTTTTTTTCGTTCCCATAAGCAATAACTGTACTATCTATATATCTACTGGTAGCATTTACATAAGTGCTTGGATTTGCAGTTGTAAGCACTTCTATCTTATTTGGCACATTAACCTCCTAAAGTAATTATTCTGTCAGCCCCCGGCAAATATCTTGAATCATATACAACCTCAAAAGTTAAACTTAAGTTAAACATATAAGGCAAGTAAAGTACATTTCTCGCAGATGACCAAGGCTGATCTGTTGGAAAATCAACATTATAATCTGTTAAAATTACAGACAATTCATAATCTGCCAACAACCTACCACATTTAATAGAGAGTACTCTTGGTGGAATGTATGGCAAAA